ACTATGGTGGGTGTACTGACTGACCAAGGTGTTGAGCATCACTTTCCCTTTGACCATGCTGATGTACCTAGTCAAGCTGACTACCATGAGCGTGTGCAGTGGTATCTTGACCAAGCTACTGTACTGATCTGTCATAACGTGGCATATGATTTGCTATGGCTATGGGAGTCAGGGTTCAAGTATGATGGTGCAGTTTTTGATACTATGCTTGCTGAGTATGTATTGCAGCGCGGTGTTAAAGAACCACTATCTCTACAGGCTTGTGCAGAACGCTACGAGTGCGACACAAAGAAGCAGGATACCTTGAAGGAGTACTTCAAGAAAGGCTACAGCACACGAGACATACCATACAACGAGTTGTGTGAATATCTATCTGCTGACCTTCACGCCACGCAGCAGCTTGCTGATAAGTTGTGGTATCGTCTTAATACAGAAAAAGATGCAGGTTTATTGTCTACTGTTCGATTGACCAATCGTGTAGCTAAATGCCTGACTAAGATATATCAGCGCGGCTTTGCAGTTGATCTGTCTAAGCTAGAGGAAGTTCGTGAGGAATTTGAAGCAGAAAAGCTACAGCTTACTACGGACTTACAGGCTCATGTACGTAAGGTGATGGGTGATACACCTATCAATCTTAACAGCCCAGAGCAATTGTCTTGGGTTATTTATGGTCGTAAGGTGCTTGATAAGAGTGATTGGGCATCTATGGTTGATCCTTATATGCCTGATGATGAGTTCAGACAGATGGTTGCTACACGTACACAAAGACTGTACAGGACTAATGCAGTCCAATGTTCCACGTGTAACGGTAGCGGCTACATACGTAAGACCAAGAAGAATGGTGATCCATTCGCAAAGCCTAGCAAGTGTCCTACTTGTGATACCGCTGGCTTCTTATTTAATCCTACTGATGTTCAGGCTGGCTTTAAGTTCAAGCCACCTACAGCTAAGTGGGCTAGTGCCAACGGCTTTACCACAAGCAAGGGCAACCTTGAGTTGCTTGAGGCAGGTGCTAAGTCTAAGGGTATGGATGATGCAGTAGACTTCTTGTATAAGGTACGAAGACTATCTGCTATTGATACCTACCTGTCATCGTTTGTTGATGGCATCAAGACCTACACCAAACAAGACGGTATGCTACACGTTAGCTTACTGCAGCATCGTACAGCTACAGGTAGACTGTCAGGTGCTAATCCTAATATGCAGAACATGCCACGTGGCGGTACGTTCCCTGTTAAGAAAGTATTTGTGTCACGATTTGATGGTGGTAAGATACTTGAGGCTGACTTTGCGCAGCTAGAGTTTCGCGCTGCCGCCTACCTATCACAAGACGAGGTTGCAATTGAAGAAGTATCTACTGGATTTGATGTACATGCATACACCGCTAAAGTTATTAGTGATGCTGGTCAGCCTACGAGTAGGCAGGATGCAAAGGCGCATACGTTTGCTCCACTCTACGGCGCAACGGGATATGGCAGAACAAAAGCAGAAGCAGCATACTACGAACACTTTACCCAAAAGTACAAAGGTGTCGCAGCTTGGCACTCCCGACTGGCTAAAGAGGCTCTGAATACATCTAAAATAGTTGCACCATCAGGACGTGAGTATTCTTTTCCTGATGTAGAAAGACGTGCTAGTGGCAGGGTGTCACACTTTACACAGATAAAGAATTACCCTGTGCAGGGATTTGCTACAGGTGATATAGTACCGCTGTGTTTATTGCACATAGAACATCTTTTGCAGGGTAAAAATTCTTGCATAGTGAATACGGTACACGACAGTATTGTTATTGATGTACATCCTGATGAAGAAGATCAGGTAATCAATATCATAAACAGTACTAATGAGGAATTACCTCAACTAATAATGACACGATGGGGCATAAATTTTAATGTTCCTCTACTTTTAGAGTCAAAAATCGGCCCGAATTGGCTTGACACTAAAGACGTGGCGTGATATAACTATGGCTCATTCGCAGAAAACAAAGGAGAAATGTATGACACAATTAATGACAATCGACACAAACAATTACGCAGCTATGGCAAAGGCTATGGGTACGTCAAACGAGACTACAGGATCATCTAAGTCTAGTCAGTTGGCTAGGTTACGCATTCATCACTCACCCATCATGGGTACTGCAGAAGTTAACGGCAAGAATGTTAACGTAGAAGTAATTGAGGGTGGAGCATACAAGTTAGAGATTCCAGATGGCGAGACTTACTATGCCTCTGGTATTAAGATGCGTCCATTCCTACAACGCTTCATGTATAAGCGTTATGTTATGGGTGATGCTAAGACACCAAATCGTTTCATCAAGAGTTTGATGACAGATGACAGCAAGATGGAATATGATCTGAAAGATAATGATGGTGGGTTTAACTGTGGTAAACCTGCTGGTTACATCAAAGACTTCAAGGCATTGCCTGAGAAGATGCAGGACTTGATTAAGCAGATCAAACGTGTACGTGTTGTGCAGGGTATTGTTGAGTTGGTTAATCCTACCGATGATAAAGGAGAGAAAGTAGATGTTGAACCTACGCCTTTTATTTGGGAGATTGATAACCGTGATGCTTTCAAGGAGATTGGAAACAGCTTTGCATCATTGGCTAAGATGCAGCGGTTGCCACCTCAACACATCATCTCTGCTAATACAGCAGAGCGTAAGATACCAACTGGCGCATCTTACTACGTGCCTGTGGCATCCCTTGATTTATCCAATACTATTGACTTGACCCAAGAAGATCAGGTTTTGTTTGGTGACTTCATGGCTTGGATTGATAACTACAACAGTTACATCATCAACCAGTGGGCAGAGAAAGCTAACTCACATATGGAAGACGATGACATTGACGTAGTTGATGGCCTTGTAGACATTGAGTTAGACGATGAGGATGCAGCATAATGAACCATCCTGCTGAACTAGCATTGCATCAGTACATGGAGAATGCTGTCAAAGGTGACAGCACTATCTCTGAGGACACCATTCAGCAAGTAGCTAATGATGTTGCTGATGCAATGCGCAGACAGTTTGGTAGTGGTAAAAAGCGAGGCGATTTCAGAATACGTATGTCTAATGTGGGTCGTCCCACTTGCCAACTCTGGTATGAAAAGAATAAACCAGAGGCAGCATTACCATTTCCAAATACATTTATGATGAACATGATGCTTGGAGACATTGTTGAAGCTGTCTTCAAGGGAGTGCTTAAAGAAGCGGGAGTGAAGTATGAAGACAGTGAAAAGGTTAGCCTTGACTGCGGGGATACTACTATTAATGGGTCATATGATATTGTCATTAACGATGCTGTCGATGATATTAAATCAGCTTCCGACTGGTCATATAGAAACAAATTTGAATCCTACGATACCCTTGCCAGTGGTGATGGTTTCGGATACATAGGGCAGTTAGCTGGCTACGCTAAAGCATCTGGCAAGAAGGCGGGTGGCTGGTGGGTAGTAAACAAAGCTAACGGTGCATTTAAGTACGTACCTGCAACTGGCCTAGACATGAAAGAAGAAGTAGCTAAAATAGAGAATACAGTAAAGACAGTAAAGGAGAATAAATTTGAAAAGTGTTTTCAACCAGTACCAGAAAAGTTTAGAGGAAAAGAGACAGGCAATCAAATACTTAATCCTAGTTGCAAGTTTTGCTCTTATCGGTTTGATTGTTGGAGTGATTTGACGGAAAGGGCAGCGGTAAAATCGCAAGCTAAGAACCCGCCTGTAACTTCATACATTGGAGATGTCATTGCTGCATAAAGCAAGACGAATGGCAATCAAACATGGGTATCGTAGTGGGCTAGAGCATAACATTTCGATTTATCTTGATACACATAAAGTTAAGTATGACTATGAGTGTATTAAAATTGAGTGGGAAGACCTAGCCTACCGTACCTACACACCTGACTTTGTTTTAGCTAATGGAATTATAATTGAAACAAAGGGCAGGTTCATGGCAGCGGATAGACGCAAGCATATAGCCATAAAAAAACAACATCCCAAACTGGATATCCGGTTTGTGTTTACAAATAGTAAAGCTAAATTAAGTAAGGGGGCTAAGTCATCGTATGCAGATTGGTGTATCAAGCATGGGTTTAGATACTATGATCGCATCATTCCAGAAGATTGGCTAAAAGAAAAGGGTAAAAATAAACACCCGAAGTTTATAAAGTTTAGCGGCACTAAAATAAAGAGGAGATAGTTTATGGATATAGAACACTTAAAAAAACAAATAGAAGATGAAGACTTTGTTATACGCATCAGACCATTTGCAGATGATGATGGTAAATGGAGTGGTGAAGTAGATATATCTATAATGGCATTTCCTGAGAATCCATTAGATGATGATGACTATGGACAACTTATGCATTTTTCTAAAATGATGTGTGCCTCTGTACCTGTTATGGAAGAAGTACCAGAACTTCGTAATATTGTACACGAATATGTATTAAATGTTATTGACAACGAGATGGATATTACTGTAGAACTAGAGGAAGAAATGGGTGTGGAGAAAACCTATGATGGCAACGTAATACACCTTAATTTTAACACAAAGACTGGAGGTTCAGCATGAATAGACACGAGGATTACATGAAGATAATGATGGAGAGAGAGCAAGCAGGTAAGGAAGCCTACAGTGGTAACGTACTTGATATGGTCAACAGTCCACCACATTACAATCAAACAGGCATTGAGTGCATTCACGCTATCTCTGCTGCCACTGATAAAGGATTTAAGTATTATCTACAGGGTAACATTATGAAATACCTCTGGCGTTTTGATTACAAGGAAAAGCCTTTAGAAGATTTACAGAAAGCTAAATGGTATTTAGATAAATTAATTGAAGAGGTAATGGCAGATGGCAAGAGTTAAACTGTTCATTACCATAGACGTAGATGAAGAAGAGTATCCTATACCTGCCGATGGACAGGTTGGAGAAGAAATAGAGGATGGCATACGTGAATACTTCTATGATGTAGACGGTGCTGACATAAGAACAATTAGAACTATTATGGAGTGATGAAATGATAAGCAACCAATTACCGACAGACTACCAAAACTTTATTGCTCTTTCCCGATACGCACGATGGAAAGAGGATGAGCAACGAAGGGAGACATGGAGTGAAACTGTCACTAGATACTTTGATTATATGGAAGGGCATCTTGGTGCTAACTTTAGTTATAAGCTTCCTGATTCACTGAGGGGTGAACTAGAAGGGGCTGTGCTTAGTCAGGCTATTATGCCTAGCATGAGGGCGTTGATGACTTCAGGGCCAGCACTAGACCGCTGCCACGTAGGCGGCTACAACTGCTCATATGTACCTGTGGATAGCCCACGTGCTTTTGATGAGACTATGTACATCCTTATGTGTGGCACAGGTGTAGGCTTCTCTGTGGAGCGTCATTGCATTGAGAAGCTGCCTATTGTGAATGAAGACTTCCATCACACAGACACAGTAATAAAGGTAGGTGACAGTCGTCCGGGTTGGGCTAAGTCACTCAAAGAACTGATTGCTATGTTGTACATTGGACAGATTCCCAAGTGGGAT